CGCCCGCGCCGGGTCTTTATCTCCAACGGGCCGTATGGTAATGCTGCGAGCAAGGCCGCCAGTAGCTACTGGGGCCGCCCCGATGGCATAGTCCCTGATGGGCTCCGCCGCCTTCGCAAGCGCCTTCTGAAGTAAGCCGGGTGTCTTGACCTGCATCTTCAGCAACTTGGCACTCAAGGCGAGCTGCCCCTTCACGCTGGCGGTGATCATGACCGGCCTCCGATGGAACGCCCAAACCGCACGGTGCAGTCCAGGTGGTTGCGCATAACTCCTACTTGCTGTACGACCCGGTAGTCATCGCCGGAGAACACCGTGTTGCCCAGATGGTCGCTCAGGGTGGTTATGCGGTCGCCCGGTTTCACGTCCTGGCCGGGCGCGAAGAGAATGCGCTCGGTATCGACCGCGACCACCCCGGGGGCCTGCGTGTTGTTCGCGACCCAGCTTTGTCCGGTCCACCAGTAGCAGGGAACGTCGGTAGCGATCGGTGTGGTGGCGTTGGACTGACCGAAGCTGTCTCTACTGCCGCTTGGACGCTCAATCGTGCAGCGCATGGGAAGGGGCGGCATACGCATCAGAAGCAGCCTCTTCGACCGAGCCATCCCGGCTTGCCGTAGGTACTGATGCTGAATGCCTTGGGGCCGCCGCTACCAGCGAGTTTTCGCACGAACTCCTTCTCGCCCGCGAAAAGGAACACACCATAGGAGGCGGCCTCGCGCGCATACGACTCGCTCCAACTACCGACCGTCTGCTGGGTCACCCCGGGGTCGGGGGCGCGGAGTGTACGGATGACGACCGAGGCCACGAGCTCGGGGATGCCGTCGGGGACGCCCTCAAGAGCGGTGCCAGTCTCGTCCACCCAGTCGCGATCCGCCTCTTTGCGCACCAGAGCCGAGGCTAGGCCGAGCAAACGCCCGGCCTGGGTCTCGTCCAGGTTATCCGCAAGGTCCGGAGCCAGCTCCTGGATGTCGTCGATGGTGGCGAGAGACGGCAGAGCCATGATCTACTCCTTGTCGTCTTCGTCGTCTTTGACCTGCTCACCTTCTATGCCGACAGCGGGCTCAACGGGAGCGGAGGCAATAGCGTCGATAAGCGCAGCCTTCATGTCGCGCACACCACTGAGGTCGATACCGTTCTCGGCGGCATACTCACGCAGCTCGCGCTTGGTGAGGCTGTCGAGGTCATCGACCGTCGCTACGGGCTCCGGTTCTGGGTCCAGCCGCTGCATGTTGTCGGCGCGGTCGTACACCGGGGCATAGTGGTCCGGCACCTCCAGGATCATGCCGTTATGGGTGTTCTTGTAGCGGATCATGGCGTGTCTCTACGGCAACTGGATGGCTTCGACAAAGCCGGTGGTGTTCTCGGCGAACTCGACATGGATGGTGCCGTCATCCTGGAGGAAACGCGCCGCCTCCAGCGGGCCGACGAAATACTCGATGGTCCCGGCGGTAGCGTCGGCCAGCGTGACGCTGAGATCGCCCTGCCCGGCCGCCAACGCGGGTGGATGGTCACCGGCCTTGATGGTCGCCGATTTCGCCGATGTCGTGGTGTGGGCGATGCGGATGATGATGTCCCGCAGCGGCTTGGTCGGGGTGATGATGTGCGTGTTCGCGTGTGCGATGGCCGTCCCGGTGGGGTTGGCCGTGGTCGCGTTCTTGGTAAGCGTGGTCACGTGGACCGTGGTGTTAGCCATGATGGATTTCCTTTCTCGTGTGTTGAGGCTATCCGGCGGTCCCGACCACCAGCACGTCAACATCGGCCTCACTCGCGTCGGTCTCGGCGACGATGTTGAAGCCGCTCTTTGTGCGGTCGGTCGCGGATAGGGTCACGTGGTCGGCTTTGGCGGTGTCGTTGAGGGTCAGGAGCACCTGGTAGTCGTCGTCGGCCATGTCGGTGTCGAAACCGAGACCCTGCGCACCGTGCGCCTCACCTGTGAGACCGAGCACGGTGTCGGCGTCGGAGTCGGTGTTCACCTCCAGTGAGGAGGCGATGCCATCGGTGGCAGAGAGGATGGTCACAACGCCGTCAGCGGCCGTGGCCTTCCAGCCGTCGGCTTTCTCGGTGATTGCGGCCGCCACCTCCTCGGCGGTCGCGGCCGCAATGTTGGCCGCGTCTCCGCTGCCGGGGGTCTCCGTGCCGTCGTTGGCTGCGCCCAGTTTGAGCGCGGCTGCCACGTCGAGACTTGAGCCGGGAGCGATGACGACGGACGATCCGGTGCCCTTACTGCCCGAGGTGATGGTGTAAAGACCATCGGCGAACCCGCAGGTGACCGCGTCGAACTCGCCACCCTCCAGCGCGCGGATGGCTGTATGGATGGCAGTGGCGATAGCTGCGCCGCTGGTGAGTCCAGTGAGCGTGAGCGTCACCTCCTGCGCGGCACCACCGTCCACGCTGATGCGGAACTTGGTGCCGGGGCCACCGCTGATGTTGGTCGAGGGACTGGCGCCAGAGACGGAGGTTCCTGCGGTGGCCCCGAAGGTCACGGTATCGTCACCGGCCCCGTCCGGGGCCACGATGAGGGTGAAGCCGTCCTCTAGGGCGAAGGGCTCCTCTTCAGTGCCTGCGATGGCGGCGGGGGCATCGGCGGTCATGGTGACGGCGGTCGGGTTGACACCGTTAAGCGTCACTCTGCCGGCCAGAATGCCGCGTATCCTGTTCAGGTCGCCGGTGGCCGCGGCGAGATCGGTGTAGCTACCGTCAGCGGCCTGCAATCGCAGGACGTAGCTGCCGTCGAGATTGTCATGTAGGACGACCCGATAGGCCGTCCCGCCGATGTTCACCTCCAGCGGGGCTGAAGGCGCTCCAACTGGGATGGTGAGGTCCATGACAAACCGCCTATCAGGTCTTGGAGGCGATGAGGGTGGCGACGCAGTCGGGGCGGATCAACTTGGCCCCGTAGAGCAGGAGACCCTTGACCGCGTCGGAGAAGCTGCTCTCCGGCCGGTAAGCCTCGACCTCGCTCATCTGCTGGGCGTAGCTGATACCCATATCCACGCCCGCGCAGACCCGGTAGTCATCGCCGGTGACCAGGTCGACGTTGTTGGAGACCTTGACGTTGAAGCCCTCAGCGCGGCCCACCAGGCCGTTGATGAGGGCCTGGTATCCGGGGGCGCCCGCCAGATCGGTGAAGGCACTGTCGCGCCGCAGCAGGCCGTGGTACCAAGGCGGAACGATGACGAAGCGGCCTTCGGAGGGCACGTTGGCCTCGTCCAGCTTCACGCCCAGTTCCGACAGGTACTGCAAAGCCAGCGTCGGGGTGTTGATGCTCGTGGTGCTGATCTGGTTGTCAGCCTGAGCGCCCGCATAGAGAGCGGCCACATACTGGTCCACTTCATCACGCAGCTTGTAGGCTGCGCGCCTAAGAGCAGTCGTCAATATCCGTCCCCCGCCCGCGCTCTGACGCTTATCAACGTCATCGACTTTGAACGCGAAATAGGGCGACTGGTCGATTATCAGTTCCTGGTCGGCGGAAGTTAGCTCTTCCGGCGTTATCACGGTCGAGTTGGGGGTGTAGGGGGCGATGGTCGGGTCGCTGATCGTGTTGATGACGACGCGGTCCCCGGCCTGCGCGATCTCGCCCTCGTAGTCGCGGTTGACCGCATCCGGGGCGGCGAATACCAATGCCTTCTCCAGCGGTTCGAGGATGGCGGCCGCCCAGATGGCGGGAATGAAGTTCTTGAAGCTCATAGCTTATTACCTTCCTTAGCTAGGGGTTTCGCCCCGTCATGAGGTCCCTGAGCTGCCCTTTTTCACGAGCCTCGTTGATCTCTGCCGGGGTCATGTGTTCGAGGTCCTCGGCCTTCAGTTGTGGTGCGCCGCCCCCTTCGGGTGCACCCTGAGCCTTTGGAGCCCGAGGAACACCATCAGGCACGACTTTCAGGCTGGGATTCGCTTCCACCGCCGTCTTGATAGCGCTGTCGAGCTCAGCGGCGAAGTCATCCGCTGCCGGGTCTAGATCGGCCAGTTTCGCCATGAAGGTACGGGAGTCCGCCAGGGCCTCCGCGTTGGCTCCATGCTTGGCTGCCGACTTCAAGACAGCGAGCTCGACCTTGAGCGCCTTCGATTCAGCCGCAGCGGCGTCACGCTCACTAGCAGCTTTCTCAGCGGCCTTGGCCGGGTCGTCGTCCTGGGTCAGTCCCAGGGCCTTGCCGATGGCCGCCAGCATCTCCTGGTGCTTGGTCTCGGCATCCTTGGCCTTGGTGCGGTGCTCGGCCGCTTCGCCTCGGGTGTCCTTGATGAGCTTCTGCGCCCATTCGGGCAGCGAGGCGTTGTCATCCGCAGGGGCGGGCTCCGACGCTGGCGGGTCTACCGGCGGCGTCGGAGCGGGGGTCGGTGCGGGCGGTTGCGGGTCAGAGGTGGGAGTCGGTTGGGGTTTGGCCTTATCGGACATAGGGGAACCTCCTGGATTCCTCGAGGTGGCCGGTGCCGGACCGGCTTGGGGGAAACAACAATCCGCTCCACCTGGGAGCGGCCGTCGGGGCCGATATTCAGTAGCGGTAGCGCGTCCGGTGCTTCGCCGTCCAGTCCAGCTTGTGCGGGTCAACCAGCGTCGCGCCGTATTTGCTCGTCACGTGTTCGTTCCAGGCGGCCACCTGGTCACGCTGACCACGGGTGACTGACTGCCACTCCTCGTGCATCTCCTGATTTATTTGTGGGAGCAGGTCGGGTGAGGGGACGGAAATCACTGCGCAGTCGCAGCCAGAATGGAATGCGTCGAACTGCCCGGCCGATTCTTCCGACCAGTAGACTGCCCCCCGGCTACAGAGCATGAGGCAGAATCCACAGGTTTTCCCCTGGGGCACTCGGGCGAACCGTACCCTGTCGCGCTGGGCGTTGCGAAACACGGTGCTGCGCCCCGGCTGGTGCGCCAGCCGCTGCGCTACGTCTATCACCCGGTTCTGCGCCACATCGGGCAACGGGTCGGTGAACCGGAGCGGTCCCGTTGCCCAGCGGGCCAGTTTCTCCACCTGCTCACGGGGCGGCGTCGGATCTACGGGCGCAGCGGCGGGAAGCCTCGCGCCGGCAAGTTCGGCCATGTAGTCGTAGAAATCTGCCGCCACTACGCCGGATATCTCGCCGTAGACCGTCGCGATCTCGGTTATCAGGTCTTCGATCTGTGGAATGAGCGCTGTGCTCAGTCGGTGCTCCGGAGACAGGCTTTGCCAGGCCCGCACGATGTCACGAGCGACCAGTTTGTCGATGTGCGTCACCAGAGCCAACTGTTCGGCTAGGACTTCGGCGGGGATAGCCACTACGCCTCAGTCCCCGTGGGGATCTCCCGCCCCGTCACCGATTGGGCGGCGGCGGCGATGGCATTCACCATTTGTGCGGCCCGCTGTTTGCGGATATCCACGGCGATTCGCTGCTGGTCGGCCTCCGAAAGTCCCACCATCTCCCAGGTCACTGGCGACTGCGCCGGGATAATGTTCGCTGCGGCGAGCGCCACTGCGTTTTGAGCGGCGGCCGTGCGGGTCGGAGTCCCGGCGTCGCGCCAAATGGGCTGTGGAGTCACGCCCGGGTCTATGCCGTCGCGCACCCAGAGGGCTTTGCGCATGAGACGCCCTTCCGCCGCCCCGAAGATGCGCTGCCTGCGTTCGGCCCGCTTCTCCAACCTCACGTCGGCGGCCCGGATAGCATCGGCGGAAGCGGGGTTGTCGTGGATGATACCCAGATACGTCGCGCTCATGCCGGATTCGGCGGCAACCAGCATGGCCAGTTGCCGGATAATCTCGATAAACGGTTGCGGCGATGATGCCGAAAACTGCCCCACCTGGGGAAGCAGACCACCATCCTCGGCCCCAGGTATAGCCCAGATTTTCCCCAGGTAACTCTCCCAGAGAGTTACCTTGTTGCCATTTTCGTCCTCGAAACCGCTCGGCCCGACTCCTAAGGCCCAACGCTGCGGCGCTCCGAAAAACTCACGTGCCACCTCCATACCCAACATGGTGCGTATAGCAGCAGCTGTGCAGTATCGGACGGCGCGAGTTATTTCTGAACGGCCGCCCATGTCCCCAGCGCGAGGCCGGTTGACGATAGGTTCCACGGGGATACCGGGCATTCTGTGGGGGTAGCGGCCGTCGATGGTCCACTTATCATCGTTGCGCGCTAGGTCGATGGTCTGGTTGGGAATATAGAGGGCCGCTCCGCTCAGTTCGTCATCATCGTCATAACTGACGCAGAGCGCCGATTCCAGCGCCCGTTTGCGTCGGTTCCAGATGCCGGTCATACGCGTAGGGGACTCTACGGTGATTATGACTTCGGGTTCGCCTATGCCGGTGTCACCATGCCCTACCACGCCAAAAGCCACACCGTAAATGAGAGA